CAGCTTTACAAATAATTAAAAAGAATGTTGATGATAGTATTGATAAATTAGATACTATAATTACTAATTTACAAGGTTATAATGAGGAAGGAAGAAGATTTTTATATATAAGTAAATAGAAATACTTATATGAAAAAATGTTTTAGATGTAAAGAGGAAAAGCCATTTGAATTCTTTTGTAAAAACAAAAGAGTAAGTGATGGTTATTCACAACAATGTAAATTTTGTTCTAAAGAATACCACAATAGAAATAGAGACTTGATATTAGAGAAGCAAAAAGAATATTATAGTGAAAATAAAGATATTATAAAAGAACAACAAAAGGAATACTATAGTGAAAATAAAGATATTGTAAAAGAAAGACAAATTGAATATTATAACAATAATAAAGAAAATATTTCATTAAGAAAGAAAAAATATAATGATATAAATAAAAATATTACAAGAGAAAATAAGAAAATATATTATCAAAACAATAAAGAAATTATAAAGATAAAACACAGAGAGTATAAGAGAATAAAAAGACAAGATCCTTTATTTAGATTAAAGGCAAATATTAGAAATTTAATTGGAGTTTCAATAAAAAATAAAGGTTATTTGAAAAAATTTAATACTGAACTTATATTAGGATGTCAATTAAAAGATTTTATATTATACATTGAATCCAAATTTGAAATTTGGATGAATTGGGAAAATTATGGTAAATATAATGGAGAATTAAACTATGGTTGGGATATTGACCATATAATACCTCTATCAAGTTCTAAAAATGAAGATGATATTTATCTATTAAATAACTTTAACAATTTACAACCACTTTGTTCATATATAAATAGAGTAGAAAAGAGAGATAAATTAGAATACAACAAATAATATTTTAATCATATAATAGTATGTCATTTGCAAGAGGTTGGGGAAAAGATGGTGATAAACACAAAAGAGAAGATGAGTTTGCAAACTATATAACAAAGATGTGGAAATTAAATAAGAACATCTGGAGAAAGATTAAAATATTAAAAATACTTAATAGTGAACAATTTAACAAATAATCCTGGAATAGTTTGGTTACCATATACAATACAAACACTTGCTGCAACTTGGTCAGGAACTCCTAATTTAAGTAAGTCAATAACAAGTAGATATTCTACAGTTATAATTGAAGCTAAGAATGAAAAAAGAAAAAGAAAGATTAGAAATATATTAAAAGAAAACCACTCAATTTGAGTGGTTTTTTTATTATTTTGTAAATTTTAACTTGTAAAGTGTTCTATAAATTAAAGCAACAACTTCATCAATTATATTTTGTAAGTGTGTATCTTCTGCAGAGATAGCTTGTCTGGCATGTTTTACAAACTCAACCAAACCTTCAAAGTATTCAATTTTTTCTTTTGTTCTTGTATCATTTGTATCAATTACATCATAACCATCAACAATACCATATTGACCTTGGTAAGTTTCAATTAAAGTGTCAATTAAATCTAATATACCATCATAGTATTCATTTAATGCAGTATGTGCTGCATGTGAACCTTGTTCACCATTTACTTGTAAGTGATAGATGTGTGCCATTTCTCTTGATTCAAACAATTTAGAAAAAAGTGAAACTGGACTTCCAGGTCCTTCTTGAGTTTCTGGTTGAGGTTCTGGTTGTACAATTTTACCAGTTTGGTCAATAACATTTTCTGGTTGAGGAAGATTAGCCAAAGCCATTTCTTCTGCTTCATATACTTTTCTAATAGTAGAAAACTTTTTCATATAAATATCTTTATTTTTTCTGTTATATAATTTTTTGATATATAACTTTTAATATATATATAAAATATAAAAATCATAATTATGAAATATATCAGAAAATATGAAAAGTTTGTTGAATCTACAATGACCGCACCTGCTAGACCAGTTGTTAAACCAGATACAGATACTCCAACTAGAACAAGACCTTCAAGACCTGGTGTAGTACCAGGAAAAAGACCAAGTGAAGAGGATGCTCCTTTGGCAAAACTAAAACAACCAGGACAGGATGCAACTTTAGAAGATGTTTTTAACAGATTAGTTAGAGTTACTAAAGAAGAAGGTATAGAACTTAAAAATTTAATTAAATAATATGAAGAGTTTTTCACAATTTTTAAAAGAAGAAATAGATTTAAGAGGAAATAAAGGTATTCCTGATGATTTCATGAGTGGGGCAGAAAGACAAGCTAGAACAAATCTAGGTGTTAACATTGATGACCCAAGACAATTAGGAACATATGGTCCACAAATTGGTAGATTAATTGGACAATCTCAACAAATAATGAGCCAAGGTTTAAGTAGAGAACAATTAAAAGATAGAAAAGAGAAGTTAGAGAAATTAGCTTATGATTTAGTTATGTCTGAATACTCTGAAATATTAGAAGCATCTGAGAAACCAGTAGAGTTAATTATAAAGTTTGTTGAGGAAGGTAAAGTTGATGAAGAAATTCCTGAAATGGGAGAAGTTCCTTCATTTCCATCACAAGAAGAAATAAAAGATCCTGAGTTAAGAAAGGCAGTTGATAAAAAGAAAATATTAAATGCAATTAATCAAGGTGAGGCAAAAGCAACTAAGAGAATTATAAGTTTAGTTAGACCAGGATTACAAGAAATATTTGGTAATAGAGCTGAAGAAATATTAAAAGTTTGGTTAGATACTACTGATATTGCTGATAAACTTGATTGGGTTTTTCCACTACAAATGAAATCTCAAATGATGAAAGATGTACCACAAGGTATGGCAGGTGCTTGTCAAGTTAAATGGGAGAAAGAAAACAAAGAAGAACAATCTCAAGATGAAGAAGATAGTTACAAAGATGAAGATGGTACTATAATGACAGGTGACCAAGATGATTTTGATAAAATTACTATTTTAGCAGTTGGTATTGATTTTCCAATGTTAATACATGAAGCAGTAAAGGGTATTTGGTCATTAATTAAATCTGGTGCTATTAAAGATGATGAAGAACTTGCAGAACTTATTGCAAAAAATACTTCTTCATTTGAGGATGAGTCACAAGATTTTAGATATGGTGTTCCAATGCAGGCAATGTTTAGAGACTTTATTAATGCTTGTAAAGATGCAGATAAATATTCACAAATGTCATTAAGAATTTATGGAAAATTGGCATTAGATAAAGATAGAGGTGGTGATTTCACAGATGCAGAATTTTTAGAATTGACAAAAGAAATATTTTCTTCTTTTGATTTAGTACAAGAAACTAAATTAGAGTTTACACTTAATGAAGAAAAGTTTAATACTTCTCCTGCTAAAAGAAAAATTGAATCATTAATTTCAGATATTATTAGTGCAGAGAAAGAATATGAAGAGGAATTATCTAAATGGGAAATGGATAAACAATTTGGAGGTTCAGAAGAAGAACCTGCATATTCTGATGAAGATGAAGGTGATTTTGATGATTATTTATCTGGATTAGGAATTGGTAAAGCTAAAGAGGAAGAACAAGTAGAAGAAGAAGATGAAGATGATATTGATACATTACTTGATAAATTATCTGCAGCAAAAACTGAGGAAGAAAGAGATGCTATTAAATTAAAGTTAAATAAATTACAAGAGTCTTTATCAGAAGATGGTAAAAGAATATATGGTATTGAAATAGAAAGAATACTTGAAGCAACAAAATACCACAATAGAAGAAAATAAAAAATATAATATAAATGAAATTAGCTAAATATAACCAATTTTTAGGATTAGATTCAATTAATGAAAACTTAGATAAAGCAAAAAAGTATCTAAAAGATAGATACCTTGTTCAAGCAGCTGCTCAACAATTAGGATTCTTAAATGGTGAGTTAGGTGAACAACTTAAACATGGTGAAAGAAAATCTGTTACTTTAAATGATTTCAATGAAGAACAAAGAAATCAAATCAAGTTAAAAATTAGAGAAATTAGTTTAACACCTGAACAATTAAGACAGGTTGAAGGAGACCCACAATTAAAAGCTTTAAGAGAACTTAAAACAAAGGTTGTATTACCAAATGGAAATGAGAAAACTTATCAATTAGATAAAGATAATATGGGTTGGTTATCTGCATTTGTTTACTTCTACTTCTTTGAAGGAGGAACTCTTGAAGATTTATCATCACTTTATGGTAAATTATTAAAGAATAAAGACATTTTACAAAATCTTACTGCAAATAAAGGTACTGCAGATAGACCTAGTTTAGTTAAAAAACCATTTGACTTAAATTTTATTGATCCTAATATTACAAATAATATGGAACAATTATCTGATGGTTTAGATAGATTAGAACAATATAGAAAAGTTAAAAGAATTGCAGATAAGTTGAGTGTTAGTTCTGAATTAAAAGCAAGTTATGCTAGTATATCAGAAATGAATGCTGAGAAGTTTGCTGAGATTGCAGAAGGTTTTGATAAATTAGATGATAAAGATGTAGAAGCTTTCTTTGGTGGTATTACATTAGATACATTCCAATTCAAAATGATTAATGGTCAAGTTAGTGATATTCCTAATCCATTATACAATACTTATCACTTTATGAGTACACTTCCAAGATACCATAACATTGAAGAGTTCTTAAAGGCAGCAAAACAATATTTGATGTCTATTGAATTAAGTAAAGATGAAGTTATTGAAGGAGAATCTCCAGAAGATAGAAGAGTTAGAATTGTTAGAAGAAGATATTTGGATTTCTGTAAAAAAGTTGATGAGTGTGTATTAAAACTTGGTGCATCAGGTGCAGAGTTTGTTTATCCTTATAAACCAGAAGATAGATTTGACCCAGAAATTAACAAAAAAGGTATTTTAATAATTGAAGTTAGATCATATTCTGCAAATGTTATGTTAAATGGACATACCGCACACTGTATTAAAGATAGTTTAGGTAACTGGGATAGTTATGTTGGTAATCATGATAATAAACAATATTATACTTATGATTTTAATTTACCTCTTACTGATGACTGGTCAACAATTGGTATTACAATCGAACCTAGACAAAGTGTTAGAGCTTGTCATAATAGACGTGATACATCAGTTAATACATCAAGATTTAAAGAGATATTAAAAGGTTATGAAGAAGATTATAATATTGATGTGGATCTTTGGTCATTACTTAAACCAATGTCTGGTGAAGAAGTTGAAAGAAGAGAAAGAGCTAAACTGGCAAATAGAAGAATTATTCAACCAGGATTAACATTAGAAGAAATAACTAAATTAGTTAAGGAAGATTCTGCAGATATTAATAAAGATAATGGTAAATGTCTTGAAAATGCAGTAGATGATGATGATATTAAAAAAGTAGAAGGTGTTCTTAAATTAGGTGCACTTACTACATTGAAGAAAAAAGAAGAAGGACCTTTATTAAGAGCTAAAGGAATTGATATGATTAAATTATTAGTTTCTTATGGTGCTGAAATGAATGGTGAAATCTTTAAAAATGTTGTTAATGCAGTTGAACCATTACAATTCTGTTTATCTGCAGGATTGGATCCTAACTTTGGACAATCATTACCATTAAGAGCTTGTTATAAAGGAACTTGGAAAGATCAAAGAAATGTTGGTGAACCTTATTATGAACCATTTTTATTATTAATAGAATATATTAAGAAAACAAAATTATGGAAAGATTTATTAGATGGTAAGGGTAATCAAATCATCAAATGGGCAGCAGAGTATGGTAGAATTGAATGTTTAGAATATTTTAAAGATGCAGGTTTATTTGAAAAAATTAGTGAAGGTGACTGGGATGATATTTTTACTTGGATTAAAATTAGTAGAAAAAGATTAAGAGATTCTAAAATAGAAACTTTAAATTGGATATCAAAGAATACAGGTAAGAAACCTAAATATGATCACTCTGCAATAAAATAATAAAAACCCATCTTATGATGGGTTTTTTTTTTCTAAGTATTTGTAAATTAAAAATGCATCATTCACATCTTCATAAGGTTTTGGTATCTTTGCAATTCCTAAAACATCAGTCTTAGATAATTTACAATGTTTAGTCCAATAATCTTCCCAAACTTCATTTTCAACAATAGCTAAGAACATTTCAGTTTTAGTGAACTTACCACCTGATATTCCTATCTTATTTCTATACTCTTCTTTAATTGTAATTTTCTTTTTACCACTTTCTTTTATAATTGGTGGATAAGTCAATTTACAAGATTCTAGCTTCAAGGTTGAAGGAGAAAGTACTGTAATGTCTTCTGATATTAAATCAAATAGTTTCTTTCTTAAAATGGTTGAAAATGTGACTAAATCAATTATGTCACCTGCAGTAGATGAAAATGAATATCCTTCTATACCAATTTTAGTTGGTTTATTTGGATCTATATTTTCTTTAATATCACTGATAATACCATCACTGATTTTATCATAATCTTTTAACTTAACCAATTCACCTTCTGAATAGTCTTTAAAACTTCTATATTCAATAAATTTATAAGTTATGTGTTGTTCAGCCATGCCAAACCATTTAGTGATTCCTTTTTTACCAAAGGCACTTGATTCTCTACAATAGTTATACATTTTAAAAGTATCACCTGATGATACTACTAATGCAGTAGAGATTAAACTGGGGTCAATTGTTACTATATTATATTTCATAAACATATATAGTAAAGTACATGCTCTCTATTTTAAGTTTTTCTTTAACCAATCTATTTTACTTTCATGAACAAGTAAACAAGGACTTGATATGAAAAACTCACATCCTTTACCATTCCAACCTTTATCTAAGTATTGAAAGTTTTTAGTATAAGAAACTTTTACAAAATTATCTTTACTAATTGGTCTACCTTTAACTAACATATTTTTCCCAGTTAAGTTTCTTCTATCATCAGACATTGCCCACATATCCATAATTGGACAAAATACAATTTCACTATCATCAAATGGTATAACTAAATACATATCACCACCAACTAAAAACTTACAAATCTCTTTATCTGTACCACCAATTAAAGAGTTTTTTCTAACAACTAGATATTCATCAGTATTATGTTCTATCTCATTAAAGAAATCTTTAAATGCAAGAGGGTCTGCATTTCTTGCAGCAGGTGTAAATAATTCTAAATCAAACTTTTTAGCTCTTGACCTCCAAAGTTGAGTATTATCAAAAGAGAAGTTTTTACAATTTTCATGTAATATTTCTAAAAAATCAGAACCATTAAGTTCTTTAGTTCTTTTTAGTTGTTTCAAACTACTATCAGGCCTTGCCAAGGTTTCTAAAAATATATCAAATTTTTTGATTTCCATAGTGTATATATTAAATATTTTTAGTACTTTTGTAGAAACAAATAAGATATATGTCAGGACACAAATTAAATAATTCAGATGCTTTAAAGTTTATGTTTGCTGGTAATTCAACATTTACTGTTGTTAATACCAAAACTGAAAATAGATTTACTTTCAAAGTAAAGAAATCAAAAGATAAAGAAAGTAATCTTTTCTTTGTTAATGTATTGACTGGTCCAGATACTTATACTTATTTAGGAACTGCATTTGAAGGTGTTTATAGACATGGTAAAAAATCTGCGGTTTCATCAGAAGCACAATCTGTAAAAGTGTTTGATTATGTTTTAAATAAACTTAAAATAGGTAAACTTCAAGATTTTGTTGAAGTTTGGCATGAAGGTACTTGTGGTAAATGTGGTAGAGTATTAACAGTTCCATCAAGTATTGAGAATGGTTTAGGACCAGAGTGTATCAAATCTCTTTCTAAACAAGAGAAAAGAGACAAGTTTTTATCTTTAATTTTAGCATAATGGATATAGTATCAGCAATAGTTTCAATAATATCATTACTTTGTATAGTCATAATTTCTGTTAGTTTATATAGATTTACAAAGAGAAGAAAGAATATAGGTTGGGATGTTAAACAAGGGGTAAGATGTTATTCTTGTAAAACAGACATTATAGAAGAGTCTGATTTAGACTATTCAGAGAAACTTGATAAGTTAAAAGATATTTATGAGAGAGCATCAAAGGATCCAAATGAAGATTTCCAATTATGTGTTTCTTGTAATAGGGATGATAAATTAGAGGGAATAACAAGTCATAATTTCTTTAATGGTAATAGACTTAATAAATTAAAGAAACTATTATATTCAAGGAAATGTGATAAAATTCAAATTATAATGTTAATATTAATGATTGTATTTCAAGTCATTGATGGTTTAATTAAACATTACTTTCATATACGTACAATGATTGGTTCATTATACACTATTTTTTATTGGTGTGTATGGTATTATAAAATGAAGTTAACATTTGGTGAAAAAAAGTAAACCTCTAATTTCTTAGAGGTTTTTACTTTATAAAGGGTCGACACTGGTACTGTCAACTTCCACCACCATATTTTACAAAATATGGAAAAACAGATTGTTATGCTTTTGCTTCTGTAACAGATGCTGCTCTGTAAGGAGTTACTAATTTTTTAATTTCTCCTAATGCTTTACGAGCATCAGCATCAGATTTTTTAGTTGTTTTAGCATGGTTAGCTTCAAAAGTAGCCCACAAAGTTGCTAATTGTTCAAAAATTTCTTGTTTGTTCATAATTTCTAATTTTATTTTTTGTTTTTAAACCTACTTATAAAAGAGGTTTTCTATTTTTATCCGAAAATATCATCTGCATCTGCTGCATCTGTAAATCCATTTGTATCATCTTCTTCTTCAATGATTGAATTAAATTCTTTTTCAACTTCTTCAATTTCATCAATACTTTTGAATCTGAAATAATCATTAACTATTGGTGCCATTTTATCCAATACTTCTTTAGTGAATACTTCTTGTGTGAATAATTGTTTAGTTGTTACTGATTTGTTTAAATGGTCAACATACCATCTAATTCCACCAGGTGTGAACTTCATTTCACCTGTTGATTTATCAACTTCCATTTTACCTTTAGCAATACCAATTTGATTAAAGTATTCAGGTCTACAGAAAGCATCTAATCCAGTATAAGGATTCATACCATGTGCAAATGAAATATCAAATCTAATTTTCTTAGGTTTTGCTAATCTATTTTTCTGTGTTTTAAATAGAACTGAAATACCAGATTGCCCTAAGTCCATATCATCTTCTTCACCAGTTTTCAATTTTGATTTACTTAAAAATCCTAATACTGATGCAGAGTAAACAAGACCCATACCACCTTTAGATATTTCTTTAGGGAATAAATCTTGAGATAAGTATGTGTGGTTACAACAAACCATTGGAATATCTAAGAAACCTAAATCAGAACTAATACTTCTGAAAAGTGCATTTAATCCTTTTGCTCTTGTCATATCTTGCTTCATTGCTCCTTTTAATAAATCTTCTTTCTCTTTGTTAGAAGACATCATACCAATTGAGTCAAGAACAATTATAATTTTAGGTATTTCAAATCCATCCATTTTGGCTTCTTTCAATTCATCTAATAATTGTGTGATAGAGATATTAATATCTTCTACTTTATTAGATCTAATTAATCTGAATTTATCTTGTGAGTTATCAATACCAAATTTTGTGATACCTTCTAAGTCAATAGAGTTTTCTGTATCAATATAGATAATTGAATATCCAGATTTCTGAGCTGACTTACAAATAGAGTAAGCAATAAATGATTTACCTGCTCCTGATTCTCCTAATAAACCAAAGATACGACCACCTAAGATTCCACCACCAACTAATTTTGCAGATAATGCTGCATCCAATAAATAACAACCTGTTGATATAAATTGTTTTTCTTTTACTTCTTTCTCAATAACAATTGGAACTGATTTTGCAATGTTGTCCAAAATTGAACCAACTTTACTGAACTCAAATTTTTTTGCTTCTTTAACTTGTTTAGCCATTTTAATTTTCTAATATTTTTATAAAGTATATATAAACTTTATTCTCTCCCCTTTCAAGATTTTTTAAAAAAGTTTTCTAGGGGGGTATAACTTTCTGATATATAAGTTATAATAAAAGTAGAATATATAATAAATGACAAGAATTGAATTTTTAGAAAAGGCTCATAACCAACATGGTTACAAATATAAATACTTAAATTTATCAGATAAAATAATTTTATCAGATCAAATTATTATTGAGTATAATAATGTAAAATATGAACAAAGAGTTTCTAAACACTTAATGGGTAAATGTCCTGAGAAAAATACACCAATAAAAACTACAGAACTGTTTATAGTTGAATCTAAAGAGGTTTGGGGCAATAAATATGATTATAGTTTAACTGAATATAAAGGTGCCTTAATTGATGTTAAAATCATTTATGATGGTATAGTTTATTTACAAAGACCAACTTCACACTTAAAAGGAATGGCACCAGAGTTTAGAAGAACAGAAGAATCTATTATTAATGATGAAATGAAAAAAATGGACTTATTTGGTGAAACTGAAATACATAACTTTTTAAGAAAATATAAAATTATATTTAAAGAAAAACATAAATTGGATCAAGTAGTATTTGATTTTTATTTACCTTCTCTTAGAGTTTGTATTGAGTTTGATGGTAGACAACACTTTGAACCAATTGAAAAGTTTGGTGGTGTTACTACTTTAGAACGTATTAAATTAAATGATAAAATTAAAAATGAATATTGTGAGGAACATTATATTGAATTAGTAAGAATCAAATATGATAAGATAGATGATATTTATAGAATATTATGGGATAACTTAGCACATAAAATAAAAAAGACCAATTAAGGTCTTTTTTTATTTTCTAAACTTATGTGGATATAACATTCTTAGTTCATGTCCTGGTGGTATATCAGATACTTTAATACCCATTATCTTTTCTTCTGGTGTCATATCTTGTCCATCCATTAAGTAGTTATTATTACTTGCCCAAACCTCTGCACTTCTATTGAATAGTTGACCTACAGAAAAACAAAATCTTATTCCATTTGGATTATCAATATCAGTTATTCTACCATCAGGTGTTTTAGTAACTTTTATTAGTGTAAAGTTTGCATTTCTTATATATTAAATATTATTATTATAATTTCTAATGTGTTTATAAACTACACCTTTTTTAAGATTTAATTTAGAAATTATTTCTAAAGGTGATAAACCTGATTTATATAATTTAATAATATCATCTTTAGTATTATTAAATAGAATATTTCTTGATACTCTATTTTCATCTATTCTATCCCATTTTCTATTCATTATAGGTAATTTAAGTCTAATACATTCTTTTTTTAATCTTGTTATAATCTCATTATCTGATATAGTAAGAAGTGAATAACCATCATTTGATATATGTGAATATGTCTTTTTCTTTTCTATTGAAAAATAATCATATATAAAGTTTTCAATGAATATCAAATTATCTAACCAAGAGCTATGTAAATGTATTCTTAGATTACAATCTTTCCTTTTATATACTTTATGAATACTACCATCACCATCAATGAATCCAATTATTAGAGAAAATAATAATTCTTTATTGAAAGAATAATCTTTTATATTCATTGGTTCATAAGTTTTATTACTCTTAATATTAAATTTATTACACAAATTAATACCAACTTCTTTATTTTGTAAAGAGATAGAACACATTGTATCTTTTATTATAATATCTGAACAACTAACATAATCAACAAATTTCTGTAAATGTTCAATATCCTTTATTGATAAGGAAATACTAATTCTTTCATTATTACTAATATGACCATCTGCTAATATAAATCCTATCCAATAAAAACTTTCAACCTTATCTTCCATCAAAATATCCATATTGGACTTTCTATAACAATTGTTACTTCTACTAATATTTATTTTATTTGACTTCAATATAATTGAATCCCAACTTCTGTTAGGTAGCAATTTTATTAATTCTTCTTTACTCATACTTTCATAATTTTTCTTAATTATAGATAATTCATTCTCTGACCATTTAACACAAGGTTTTATCTGTTCTGGAACTATTTTATATCTAAGTTTTCTTATACTATCCCAATTTCTGCCAGGTAATAATTCAAGTAATTCTTTCTTATCATCATATTTTTTAATTATTTCTATTTCTTTAGAACTCCATTTCATAAAAATCTTTTTTATTGTATATATAAAAATAGTTCCTCTTCCTTTTTGTTAGTCAAATATAAATTATTATCTTTGTCAAAATTAAAAATTAAAATTATGAACATTTGGTTTACTAGTGACACTCACGCATATCACGCTGGAATTGCAGGTCCAGAATTGTCAAAATGGAAGTCTGGTTACAGAACTTTCAAAACAGTTCAAGAAATGAATGAATGTATGGTAGAAACTATCAACAAATATGTAAAAGAAGATGATATTCTTTATCATCTTGGTGATTTCTCTTTTGGTTCACCACAAAAAATGTATGATTTTAGAAAATCATTAATCTGTAAAACTATTCACTTAATCAAAGGAAACCATGATGAAATTTTTGATGAATTTCATGCAGAAAAAAGAGCAAGATTGTCTTTTGATCCTTTTGAATTATTTGCAAGTGTTAGAGATACTTACACAGGTTACATTGGAAAAAACAAGTTCCATTTATCTCACTATGCTCATAGAGTATGGCCAAGTTCTCATAGAGGTGTAATTCACCTTTATGGTCACTCACATGGTAGTATTCCAGATTTTGGTAAATCAATGGATGTTGGTATTGATGCTCACAAAGAGTTCAGACCATTTCATATCAATGAAATACTTCAATTAATGGAGAAAAGAGAAATTGTTAAAGTTGATCACCATGTATGATTTGAAATTAGAAAGGTCTAAGTTAAAACTCTTAATAAATGCTAAATATGGTGCTTATGGCACTCAAAAGGATAGTATGTATTATGAACTATTAAGAAAAAGAGAAAAGATTACTGATATGCTTTTGAAGATAGAGAATAGAAAGAGAAAAATAGAAAAACTATTATGCAAAATATAGAAGATAGATTTGAAATGGGAGATAGTGTTGTTTGTATAAAACAATATGAAACTCTAAAACCAAAAAGTCACTACAAGATAAAAGGTTGTGGTGACTTAGAGTGGAATATGGCCACTGATAAAAAAGGTTATGGATTCTGTATTGAAGATGATAGTTTTGCTTATGATAAACCAAATTGGTGGAATTTACCTCATGAAGAAAAAGTAAAATGGTATTACTTTACATTAGAAGAAATGAATGAGTTATTTATTACACAAGCAGAAGATTATGTAACATATACAAGAGATATAAAATTAAAAGAATTAGGAATATGAATACAAATGAATTAAGAGAATTACTTAAAGAAGTTTTCTATGAAGATGAATACAAGATTTCTGAAACTGATTATATAAAATATGATGAAGAATTAACAAGATTTAATATAAAAGTTTATTCCAAAAAAATGAATAAACATATGGTAATGATTGTGATACAAAATTATATAATAGGCACAACAATGTGTAGTGATATTTGGGAAATGATATGGACTTTACCTAATCAAAATTATTATATGAAAATACCAGGAACCAGTATTAAAAGAAATCCAAAAGATGTTGGTGACTCAAAAGGTTTTTTAATGTTATCAAAAGAAAAGTTAAAAGATATTTTACTTATCAATAGGTTGAATTGTGAATTGATGAATGATATGGAAGAAATGAAAAAAAACTCTATGGTTATAGTAAGAGATTATAAATTAAAAGAATTAGGAATATGATAAAGTAAATTCACTTTCATTTTTACTATTTTTCTTTGAGTTTATAGTTCTTTTTGTTAAACATAAATTATCAGTGGCTGAAATCTCTTCAACAGATATGTTTGATAAAAAACCACTCTTTACTGATATTTTATGATCAATTGTTGGATATAGTATATTATTACAATTAAGTTTATAATATGGTAATATATATTCATTATCATAATAATCTTTACCATCCCAGTTTTCTAATAATTGTGTAATATTCTTCTTTGTTAAATAATCCACTCTATATCTATATTTTATATAATCATTTTTATATGGTTTATACCAATTGCCCATACCAATCATTTTATATTTTTTAATTTCTTTTATTTTGTCTAGTTTAGATATATTATCAACACCATACTTATTAAACATTGTTATTTTCATTTTATCAACAACAAGTTCTAAATTAGAACCATATTTATTTCTTTTAATAGTATCAATTTTATCAATTATATCAATTGCCTTAAATACATTATCAACACCATATTTTTCTAAACAAGTGTTTTTATATTTTTCATTATTATTAAAATCTTCTTCACCATATCTTTCTAAACATGTTTTCTTATTTTTGAAGTTTGAACATTTGGATGAACAACTATACAGATTATATTTTTCATAACTATCCATATATTGTCTATATTGATTATACTTTTCAATTCCACAAATATCACATTTAACTAAAACTTTTTCATGTGAGTTTCTATCCCAATCTTTAATATCAACAACTGCAATATCACCAATAGAAAATCCAAACTTTTTGAATATTCTTAAATTATATTGAGTAACTTTCTTTTCTATATTTTTTGTAATTATCATAAACTTTTTCTATATTTGTTATATTATATATTAAAAAGTAACTCTTCCCTATAATGGAAAATAGAAAAAATAAAAAAATATATAAATCAACAAAGGAATACTCAGAAAAGTATAACAAAATAAATATAAATGTTCAATTGAATAGAGAACTAATAGATAAAATTAAAGATAAAATTAAAGAACAAAATATATCATTAAAAGAATATATTGAGAAACTATTAAATAGTAAATTATGATAGATATATTTGGAAATCCACCAATCAGATTAGATAAATTAGTTTGTCATTCTGGTGGTGCAATTGGAAGTGATACTTATTTTGAAACCATAGGTGATAACTATGGTGTAAAGACAAAAGCATATTCTTACAAAACAAAGTATCATACTACTGAAAATAAAGTAGAGATTAGTGATAGTGATTATGAAGAAGGAGTAAAAGAAATAACTAAAGCAAATAGAGTTTTAAGTAGATATGGTATTCATAAGTTTATGAACTTACTTGCAAGAAATTGGTCTCAAGTAAAATATTCTGATGAAGTATTTGCAATAGGAACTATAGTAGAACCTGGTAAAAAAGGATCAAAAGGATTTTATAATAAATCAGAGTTTCAAGTAGTGGATGGTGGTACAGGTTACTGCATACAAATGTCAATTAATAATTATAGAATGGTTTATGTATTTGACCAGGATAAAGACAAATGGTTTAGATGGTCATACACATCATTAAAATTTGAATTATGTGATACACTACCAACTATATCATCTGAAAATTTTGCTGGTGTAGGAACTAGAGAAATTAAACCTAATGGAATAAAGGCCATAGAAGATTTATATAAAAGAACATTTAATTTATAAAAAATACTTCATTTTTATTATTCTTTTTGGAGTTTATACCTCTCTTTGTGATACACAGGTTTTCTAAATTACCTATTATTTCTGGATTTATATTATTCATAAAACCATAGTATATGGATATTTTATGGTCTATTGTTGGATAGTTCTTATTATAGAATTTATAGTTGACATTATTTCTTATAAACTCATTATCATAATAATCAAATCCATTCCAATTTTCATAAAGAATACTTTTTACTTTATTAGTCAAATATCTAACTTTAATTTGATATTTTTCAAATTCACTTCTATCACAATCAGGTATTTGTCTATTATTTTTAATTCTTAAATCTTTTGCAATATTACTACAATTATATATGATATTACCATATTTTAATAAATTTGTATTATTTATTTTATTTATGATATACTCAGAATATATAGGATTACTAACACCATAATTACTTCTTAGAGTATTAATTATTTTAGACCTTATATGAGAAGATTGTGAAGGATATGAAACACCATATTTTAATAAATTTGTTTCTATTATTTTATTTTTTATAATATCTGATTGAAAGACATTAATAACACCATACTTTTCAAGGTTAGTTATTTTATTTTTCAACTGAGCACATTTTGGAGAACAACAATACATATTATATTTGTCAAAAGAACTTTTATATTGTCTATATGGTTTTTCATAATTAGAATTACATACATCACAAGATACTAATATTTTAGTATGTGAACCACTAAAAATATCATTAACTAAAACTTTATATACTTTATTATTCTTAATATTAGGTATTAGAGATTTGTAATAATCAAAATTTCTTGAATTTATTTTAACATCAACATATTCTTGTAATATCATAAACTTTATTTATTTTTATACTATATATATTAAAATGTAATTAGTCCCTTTTGACTATTTTGACAAAAATAAAATAATTTTGGTTATGAGAAATACAACTACAAGAACATTTAGTATAAATGATGAAATTTATAAAGAATTTATAAAAATAATAAAAGATAAAAATATAAATAAATCAAAATTAATTGAAAAATTCATTATAGAATTTGTAAATGATAATAAATAATGGTAAGTTTGTTTATGTATTTGACCAGGATAAAGACAAATGGTTTAGATGGTCATATACCTCACTAAAGTTTATTGAAGTCACAAAACCTCTTAACTTAACCTTATCAACTTTACTAAAGTTCTCAAATAATTTTATATATCTCATTGTTTATAAATATCCATTTTTATATTAAATACATCTGCATCATCTGTATGATAATCTATTGGTTTATATCTACTTGTTATATATTGTGTAAAACCAAACACTTCAACTTTTCTTTCTGTCTTGTATTCAACATTAATACTATTCCATAATGTTTCTATATAATCAAGTGCCATTAACACATACTCTTTTATATCTTTATACTTGAAATTACTACCATCTTTCTTCTTAAACTCAAACTCAATATTATCATCTAAGTTTACAAGATGTGTAGATACATTTACTACAAAACCATTATCAATTAACTCAATAAATATGTCTTGTAGGTCTGATTTAATTTTATTCTCATCAAAGTTCTCCCAACCTTTTCTCTCATCATTCTTAAAATTCTCAAATAACTTAATCTTCATCACTTATATATTAAAAATACATTTTGGAAATCCATTTTAATACCTTATCTTTGTACTCAACAAAAAAGATAACTATATGACAAATGATAATTTTACTATTAATGAGATTTGAATTTTTAGATGATTTAACTTCAATGGTGATAACAGGAGTTACTCCATCTCTGGTGGTTGTGGGACCAGGAGGAAATGGAAAAACCAACTCTGTGAAAAAAACTATTGAAAGTAATGAATTAAGTGATAGTGATTTTATTTTCTTCAAAGGTTACTCAACTGCAAGAGGTCTTTATAATACTTTATATGATAATAATGGGAAGTTAATCATTGATGATTGTGATGGCAATAAATAATGGTAAGTTTGTTTATGTATTTGACCAGGATAAAGACAAATGGTTTAGATGGTCATATACATCACTAAGGTTTATTGAAGTCACAAAACCTCTTAAAATAAGTTATGAAAACTTTGCAGGTATTGGAACAAGAGAGATTAAACCTAATGGAATAAAAGCAATAGAAGAAATATATAAATTAACATTTAATTAAAACATGGATAAAAATACAATCATAGTTGAAATGACACCATTCTTATTTGAAGATGGTAAAACATATTATTTTGATATTAGAAAAAGATATACCAATTCTTATCATGATTTATTTGTTTATAAAAAAGTAGATAAAGTATCTGAAAGAACAACTTGGTTTGGTCTTGGTCCTACTGAAACAAAAGTAACAACTGAGTATGAATGTCTTAATCCTGATAATGGTGCTTTAGTTAATATTAGTCTAAATGCAAAAGAAGTAAAAAGTGAAATAAAGAATGTTATTTTAGCCAATCAAGCAGTTACTAAAATAAAAGATTGGGATGGATTTGTTGGTGATATACCAGCAGATGCAAAGAAAGCATTAGCAAGAGAAGCAAAATTAAATGACTTAGGAATATAATGGAAAAATCAGCAGGAATAATAATAATATTAAATAACAAAAAGTTTCTTTTATCACATCCATCACACTCAAGATGGACTAATACCTATTCATTTCCTAAAGGTCACATAGAAGAAAATGAAAGTAAAATAGAAGCTGCAATAAGAGAACTTAAAGAAGAAACTTCTATTGAGGTAACAGAAGATATGATAATTGATAAAGAACCTATAATTGTTCTTTATGATGATAAAAGAGGTGTAACTTATAAAGAAGTTTACCTATTCAAAGTTTATATCAATGATGTATCAGAGATTGGGTTAGATAGTGAAACTTTACCAAAAGAAATGTTACAGATTGAAGAATTAGACTGGTGTGGGTTTTTGACAAAAGAAGAAGCAAAAACTAAAATATTCTATAGAGTAGAACACTTACTAAACTTAATAGACTAAGTATGATATAATAAAGAAAAATACTTTATTATGTCATTAAGTTACTCTTTCTCTGGTTTAAACTACCAACAACCACAAAAAATTGAATTAAATTTAGATAATCCAATTTTTGTATTTTATATATGTGTAAATGGTATGTCAAGACAAAGAGCTGAAGAATATATTCATCAAGTTAAAAATCAATTTGATATATATAGCAATATAACAATGTGGATTGTAGCAACTGATGAACCAACAAAAATTGAATGTGTTTATGATGGTAAAGGCAAAACAAAAGATGTTGAGATTGCTGGACTTATTGAACAGATAAATGAAAGAATTACTGTCTTAGGACAATCTAATTCATTTGAAGATTTCAAAATAAATATAAGAGATTGGAGAATTGACAAAATTGTAAAACATCTTAATGAAGAAGACTAGTAAAAAAGAAAAATATGATGTAGTCAGACGTGAATTAAAACTTGAGTTTATTTCATGGTATGACTATTATGATTATTGCCGAAATTGCAATGACTATGATTGGTATTATGATGATATGAATAATTTTTCTTATGTAAAAAAAGATTTCTATGAAGAAATAATATCAGGTCCAATTTTTAGAAGAAAAAAAAGTATAAATCTATACTTTCCATATCATATAGTTGATATGAACTCTTTCTACTCAAAACAAGAAAGAAGAAATAAATTAATTGATGAACTTTTAGGTTATTCAAATCCTAAAGTTATTTATAAACCAACATTTGCTGATATATGGAAATAGTTTGTATTTGGTATTAACAAGCAAGAGTTATTTTTATATATAGTATATGGAAATAAATAAACTAATAAACATTAAAAAAACCATAATTGAATATGGTTATAATCCTGAAAATCTAAAACCATCTTCTGAAAAGAATGTATTTTGGAGTTGTAGTATATGTAAAGAGGAAGTATCTAAAAAATTTAGATATGCCAATAAAAATAGTTATTGTCTTAAATGTTCAAATAAAATAAATGCTTCTATTAATAAAGAGGTTAGAATTGGAAAACTATTAAAATGGCATAGTGAAAATGAACATCCTCTAAAAGGTAAAGAAAGACCTGAACATATTAAGGAAATATTAAAAAAGGTAGGGAGAAATCAATTGAAAATTCACAATTACCTGAAAATAGATTAAAAAAAAGTATAGAATTTTCAGGAGAAGGAAATCCATTTTATGGTAAAACACACTCACAATATTCTATTCAAAAAATGTCTATGAAACAAAAGGAGATTGCAAGAAGAGGAAAGTATTGTAATTTTTATGGTAAAAAATATTGGCCAAAAAGAGGTAAAGAATTAATATACAATGATATAAGATTTAGAAGTAATTGGGAATTATTGACTGCTAAATATTTTGATAATAATAATATTAAGTGGGAATATGAACCTAAATATTTTATATTAGATGATGATATGACATACACACCTGACTTTTATCTAAAAGACTTAAATAAATGGATAGAAGTAAAAGGTTATTGGTATGAGGATGCCATATCAAAATATGATATTTTTAGAATAAAGTTTTCTGAAACTGAAATAGAAGTATGGGATGAAATAAAATTAAAGGAATATAATATACTGTGAGAGTGACACCTAAACATATGGTAAAATTGGATAAAAATGAAGTGATGGTGTTTGGCGCTAATACTCAGGGTCGTCATGGAAAAGGTGCTGCTCTTACTGCAAGAACTAAGTTTGGTGCAATTTATGGTCAATCTAAGGGTTTACAAGGTCAATCATATGCCATAGTAACAAAAGAACTTAGAAAAGATTATGATCCAGTTACTTTAGATGAAATTAAAGAAGGTATTGATAATTTTATTATCTTTGCTAGAGAAAATACTCAACTAACATTTTATGTAGTTGAGTTAGGTTGTAACTTAGCTTACTTTACAGTAGAGGAAATTGCACCTCTTTTCAAGCAAGCAATTAGATTAAAGAATGTTTATCTACCACAAAGGTTTATTGACAATTTACAAACAGGATTTACTATATGATAGAATACTTAAAAGATTTAATAGAGAAAGAAGGTGATGAATTACAATGGGATTATACCTGTAGTAATGGAGTTATCATTAAATGTTCTATACACAGAAATGATGTAAAAGCTTTATGTGGTTATATTACCTTAACTAAAGATAATTCTTTATATGGTGTTGACTATGATGATATTAATATACAAGCACATGGTGGTTTAACATATCAAGGATATGATCAAAATGAAAATTGGGTAATAGGTTTTGATTGTGGTCATTATGGTGATTTAACTCCTTACTTTTTATTAAAAGGTGATTATCCATTCAATTCTTTTGGTGAATATAGAGATATGCAATATGTAAAATTACAATGTGAAGGTATGGCAGAACAAGCATCTGTTTTCAGTAAGTCAATTGATAGATATAATAAAATTAGTCAGATTATTTAGTAAGTAATTCTGGTGTAATTGTTTCAGTAAATACATCTAACATTCTTTCTCCACCACTTCTTGCCTCAATATCATTCTTTTTAATAGTCTCAATTACCTTCTTACAACTTTCTAAATCAATGTTAATATTTGCATTCTGTACCTTTACCTTAATATCTTCTTTAGAAAGTGTATTACCATACCTATTTTCCCAAGTTATATTATAATTTCTATTATTTTCATCTTTACAGAATAATATTATTGCATTAATATATGCAGGTCTGGGTTTACCATTTGGTACAGTTCTACCTACATCATTAGTATGATAACTTTGCTGAGGTTCTGGCATACCATATATTGAATATGCATGTGGTATTAGTTTTAGTTTCTCACCTCTTAATATAATTTCAATATCATCACCTGGTTTAATAGTATTTTTAACTTCAATAAGAATATTAGTCACATTCTTTCTATATGATAAATCTGTCTTAGTTATATCTTTACCATAAGCTTGTAATTTAGTAATTACATCATTATACATTTCAAGTGTTTGATTAAAATCATATTCTCCAGTATATTTAAGTTTAAATTCATTTAATTTTCTTTCAATAGTAAATCCTTCATCCACAAATTCTACAAAGTAGTCTTCTAATGGCATTTCTGATTTATTCTCATTAAACTTTTTTAGGTGTTTCATATTTGTATATATTAAAATTTTATCTTATATTTGTATTCTAAATAAAAAACTATGTACGAGACTATCAATGATTATATGGAAAATCCTAATATGGATCCTTCACAATTAAATGAATTATTAATAATGGCAGAAGATTTTAGAAATCAATCTGAACCATTATTTTGTCAATCTTTCAAAACAAATTTTGAAAGTGAGAATATAAATGACTTACCTTTTTAATTATGTTTGAAACCACAGATGATATATATGATACACCAAGTTGGGTATTAGAATTTGAACCAAAAAGTGCCATAAGAGATTTGAAGATACAGATGATAACTACTGATGATATTAAGTTTTCAGTATCAACCGTAAATATGGAAGTTCATGAAAATGAGCTTGACTTTCTAAAAATTGCTTGTCCAGATGATGTTATTACTGGTTCTTTTGCCTTAAATCTTTATGGTTTAGTAAATAGAAGTTGTAGTGATATTGATGTTCTTATCAAAGATAAAGACAGATATCCAAATGGACATTACTATAATGATCACTCATATACTGGTGATGTTGGTTTTTCTGAAAATAGATTAGGTTACAAACAACACATTTATAGAAAAGAGTTTGTAATAAAAAATCCATTTTTGAATAGTTTGTTATTTATGTTTATATCAACAATCAATTATTTAATAAAGGTATTTGGTAATGAATATAACTTTAAGGTTGATTACTTCTTAGATAATGGTGTTAGATATAATACCTTTGAATATAAAGGACACACTTATAAAATTCATTGTCCTTTACAGATAATGGACCAAAAGTTAGAAATGTATTTAAAAAGTGAAAGTGAAGATAAAGGTTGGGTATCATCCAGACATGGTGATAAACACAAAAAAGATTTATTTGTAATATTCAAGAATATTAATTTTGATCTATTTAAGAAAGGTAAAAATTCACAAACTATTTAATTATAGTATCATGATGTCGCATAAAAATTAATAAATAATATAAAAGTATGACAGGATCATTAGAAGAAGCAATACAAAAAATTATAAAATTAGCAAAAGAACAATTCATCTTGGAAGACCATAACATACATGGGTTTGACCATTGGAATGAAGTAGAGCAAAATGGAATTATGTTGGCAAATCAACCAGGTGTTGATTTAACAGTTGTTAGATTATTTGCTTATATCCATGATTGTAAAAGATTGGATGATTTCCAAGACCCTGAGCATGGTGATAGGTCAGCAGACTATGTTAAAGAAATTGAAGATGAACTAGCCACTTTCTTAACTAAGACTCAAATAAATCAGTTATGGGAAGCTTGTAAGTATCATCATAAAGGAGTAGTAAATAAAGAAGATATTACAATAGGAGCTTGTTTTGATGCTGATAGAATAGAATTAATTAGATGTGGTTATGTTCCAAGACCAGATTTGATGAATACTCCAATTGGAATAAGAATTGCTGAAAAAATGCAAACTTTATATAATTATTAAAAACTATTATGGATTGTCTGTAATCAAAGACAATCCATAATAGTTTTATTCATGTGTTTACAAATATCATCCAACCACATATTATTAATTGCTGTTTGATAAGCAGATATTGAATTTTTTTGAAATCTTGATCTCATATTATATTTCAATGCTTCTTCTTCACATCTTTCTTTAGTCCAATAACCCTTTGGTTTATTAATTCTTTTTATCATATGTTTAGTTACTTCATCTAAAAATTTTTTTTTCTTACAGAAAGAATATGCACCAGGACTTTCTTTAATGAAATCTTTAAGACTCTTATAATTTAAGGCATTCTCTATACATCTTTCTTTAGTCCAAAAATTACTTGGTTTTTTAGTTCTATTCATATGAGTACATATATCATCCAACCATTTATTTCTTACTGCTGCTCTATAGGAGAGACTACCTTTTTTATAAGAACCAATATCATTATATTTCAATGCTTCCTCTTGACATTTTTCTTTAGTCCATTTTGTTTTACCTCCACCTAAAGCACCTGTTTTTACACTATTTAATATCTTCCAACCATTTTCAATATAATATTCTAAAAATTCTCTCTCTTTTATAACAGCAAATTCATCTGATATATAATCAGTCAATATATTAAATATTGGTAAAATACCTGTTTTTAAGATATGTCTTCTAACAGGTCCTCTTTTATCATGTTGTTTTTTACGTTCTTCTATATTATATGTTAGTCCAACATATACATAATTATCATCAAATTCATAAGAGTATATACATCTATTATAATGATTGCCTATAATAGTCATATGACTACAAATATCCTCTAACCATTTTAATTCATATGCACTACTATAGGCCGATACACTACCTCTATTAAAATCACTTCTTGTTTTATACTTTAATGCTTCCCTATGGCACCTTTCTTTTGTCCAATATCCTTTAGGCCTTTTAACAAAAATCATATGACTACAAATATCCTCTAACCATTTTTCCTTCAATGCTCTACCATATGCACTAGGAGAATATTTAGAAAACTCACCTCTTTTATTATACTTTAATGCTTCTTTATGGCAATTTTCTTTATCCCATCTTTTTTTAACTATATCAATCAAAATATATTTCATTATTGTACTAATTTTATTTTATATATTAAATAAATATGATTACCTTTGTAGAAAATATTAAGATATGAAATTCCCAAATTATAAATTCATTTTCCCACCAAGGCCAAAAAATTCAGTTAGTCCAACAGAATTAAATTATTTTGAAAATCAAGGATTATTGAGCCAACCTAAAATTAATGGATCTAACACACTATTGTTTTTGAATAAAGAGCAATTAATTGTAATGAATAGACATGGACAGAGATTAACTGGATTTAGTATAAATACTGATGAAATTTTATCACTTTATAAAGGGACTGGTGGTTGGTTGGTATTAAATGCAGAATATCTAAATAAGTCTCAAACTGATGAAACAGGTAGAGTTTTTAACCACAAATTGGTTATATTTGATATTTTGGTATATGATAGTAATTATCTTGTAGGTTCTACTTTTGAAAGTAGAGTTAAATTACTTGATGAATTATATGAAAATAAAGAGTGTGATAAAGAATACCTCTATAATATATCAGAAAATGTTTATAGAGTCAAAACATATACTGAAAATTTTGAAAATTTATTCAATAATTTGATAAAAATAGGTATGTATGAAGGCTTGGTATTTAAGAGAATGTCAGGTAAATTAGAAATGGGATTACGAGAATTAAACACTAGCTCTAGTCAATTTAAGATAAGAAAGCCCACACGTAATTACAAATATTAATATATAATATATAAAAATAAATAAAATAAAATGGATAAGTTTTCAAAGATGAAACCTAAAAATGAATTTGAAGAAGGTAAAGAAAAAGTTCTTTACTCTGATGAAGCTATAAAAGTTATAGACTTTGAAGATTGGTCAATTATAAAAGAAAGAGACTTAGTTGTTTGTATTCCTTATTTGATTGAGAAAAATGAATTCATTTTAAGATATGAATATATTCCAACTTATAAATATGTTGATGGTCAAGAATACCATGCAACTGTAGTTGGTGGACAAGTAGAAACTGGTGAAGCAATTGAAACAGCTATGTTAAGAGAGCTTGAAGAAGAAGCTGGTATAGTAGTTAATGAGAATTATAAATTAGATGCTTTAAAACCTTTGTATATCTCTAAGGGAATGACATCAAAGTATCATCCTTTTATCATTCCATTAAATGAGAGAGAATATAATACTATTACTCCAACTGGTGATGGTTCACAAGTTGAGAAAATGAGTAAGTCTGTTAATGTAAATTGTAAACATATTGATTCAATCAAAACATCAGACTTAATAACAGATTATATGTTATTAAAATTAAAAGAATATATGAACTTACAGAAATAAAAAAATCCTTCTTATGAAGGATTTTTTATGTTTTTTATACCAAGTTTATTATTTAGTATCCAAGTAACATCAGCATTAAAGTCTTTTGAATCAACTGAACCATAATCAGAGAAACTAGGTTCAAACTTAAAAGTTCCTAAGTGAGCCTGACAATATTCTCTAAAAACATCATAAAGTGATTCATTTTCTAAGAAGTCATAGTCAAATTCTTCAATCCATTTATTATCATATTTTATCTTATAAAATGTCTGTACCTCTGGATAAGTATGAGTTTCTTTTGTACCATCTTCTTTAGTATAACTTTTTTTAACTTCTACTTCTTTATCATATTTAGAATATGATAATTCTGCACCATAACTTCTATCACCAACAATATTATCAAACTCATTAACAAGATCTTTATAATTTTCTTCTTGATGAGCACTTGATGCATGATCAGAGTAAGTTTGTTTAATATCCTGTATTAAATCAGAATCTTTACATAAATCAGTTAATGTACTATAAAATCTTTCTTTAAGTAAATATTCAATAACTTCATCTTCTGTTAATCCTTCAAGTTTATCATTATCTGCTTCTTTAACTAATTCTTCTAATCCACCATATTCTTTTATTAAAGCTTTAATTGTCAATACTTCATTTTCTTTATTTAAGTCATAATTAAATAATGAATTTGTTTCTGGATAATAATCTGAACCCCAGTAGTGGTCACCATCTATACCATCAATTAATTGATTTTTAAGACTTTCATCTTTACTACCTAATAATATATCAGCTAAATCTTCCATACCAACAACAATATAAATATCATTACCTTCTATAAAAGTATCTTTATCATTTTCAGATAACCAACCATAATATTCACAAAGTTCTTTAGAGTCAATATTAACTTCTTTTTTATCCATTATGAATAACCCTAAATCACCTTCAATTTGTATATCCTTTGTTATATCACCACTTTCATCTTTTAAAAAGAATCCACCTTTTATCAATAATTCATCTATACTTATCTCACTTTTATTTTCATATAATTTAACATCAAAACCAAGGTCTTCAAAATAATCAATTGCAGTTAAAACAACATCAGTAATATCTTCATTTGATGGTTTCTCATCATATATTGTTACCCAGTATGCAGGATTAACTTTACCTTTAACTAACTTTTGACCAAATATTTCTTTATCATTATGGTATTTACCATTACTATAACTCCATTGTAATTCTACAAAACCTCTTTCAACTTCTGTTGTATATCCTTCATCTAACATTTCAACAAATAACTCTTCAATCTTATCATCTTCAAGTCTATATGTTTTTACTTCCTCAACAGGTTTCATTACTTCATCCATAGGGAATAAAGACAATTGTTGTTCTTTAATAAATTGTAAATATCTTTTTATCATAACTTATATATAAAAAAAAGAGAGTTAAAAACTCTCTTTTTATATAGCTGTTATTATTTTTTAATTATATTTTAGAAAGTAATTCTTCTTTCTTTGTTGTAAATTCTTCTTCTGTTAAAATTCCTGCTTTATGAAGTTCACCAAGTTTCTCTAAAAGAACAATACTATCAAGTGATATTGTAGTACTTTTTTTAATTTCTTTTGTTTCAACAGGTTTTCTACTATCTGGTAGTAATTGAACTATAGTTGATGCAATGTAATAGTTATCAAAGTCCATATCAACAGTTTCAAACTTTTGTTTAGATTTTGAACCTTTTTCAACTCTACCTGTTTCAATTGTACTTGAATATGATGATTGAATAGAATTGTTAATTGGTATAGAATCAATTGTACTTGAATAATATGCAGTATTATTGGATGATTTAAGATTACTTAGATCAACTGCACTATTTGAACAATAAACATCATTTGTATTTATTGTATTTGTAACTAAACCACTACCTATTGTAGTATTACAATTAGCTGTTGTAATGCCATTAACATAATAAACTGTATAAGGATTTGTTGTACCCCAAGGATAAGTAGGATAAACCCAGTAAGGGTATGTTCTACCAGTTAGAATACGATTAAATTTATTATTCCAGTTTTCTAATGTAACAACAGATTCTTTATAGAAGAAAACTTCTAATAAACCATTTTTTGCAATTGCATTAGCTACTTCTGTAGTGTCTTCAACTTCATAAGTATTGAAAATGAATTTCTTTTTATCATCAATAAAACAATCTAAATAAAATCTTTGACCTGGATTTAATACCAAACCTGTTTGTGAAATTGATTTACCATTTAATTTGATGTCTGCTAGTACACAGTCTTGTAAAGGATTAAACAACTCAATTTCAAATTCAAATTTATCACTTAGATAAACCTTACCATTTTTAACAGACTTTCTTCCTCTATCTGTTGAATTTACTATCCAGGCACTTGGACTCTTTTTTTCTTTTTTAACATTTTTCATTTTTATAAAATTTATTTTTATAGACTTATACTTTTTTCATTACTAAAAAAATTAACATATTGTTATGTACAAATCTTATTGTAACTCCATATGAAACCATATGCAGTTTTTCTTTTACCAAGACAACAACTTGATATACTTCCTTGACTTATATTTAAAATTTTACCAACCTGACCAGTAGAGTCCCACTCTCTAACAAGATTATAGTCTTTAGTATATTGAAATACTTTTTTGGAATTTTTATTATTTGAACCACTATTGGAAATAGACATAAGTTTTTTTGTTTTATCATTATGTTTCTTACCAGACATTGGTCCTTCTTTACCATAGTTTGGATTATTTTCACCACTTTTCTTTATAGACATTATAGATTTTGTCTCATCACTATGTTCTTTTCCATAAAAAGGATTTTTATCTCCACTTAAACTTAAACTAATTTTGTTCTTAGTTTCTATTGACATTTTATGACCTCTACTACTACCTGCAACTCTTAGTATATTATATCCATTTTTTTCAAAAGTATCATTATCTAAATTGGCATCTAAGTAGGTGTCTAAGTAATGTTGCTCTCTAATTAGAAGAACTTCCACATCAGAATATTCAATTATATTAAATATAAAATTTTCCTCAGAATATTTATTCCAGGAATTTTGAATTTTTTTATTTGGATGTTTATTATTTCTTAATTGTCTTAGGTGTTCAGACAATCTTCTATCTATATCATTTGCAGAACCAATATAGATTTTACTATTTAAAGTATTTAGTATAGAGTATATACCTGATTTCATATTTCATATTCTATTTTTATTTGTCATATTAAAGACCTCTAAGTCCAAAGCAATATTAAATTACTTGACATGACAATGTGAACATTTCTATAACTATATATTAGATTTTTATCCTTTTGTTTGGAATAAATAATAATTTGTATTATCTTTGTTAAAATAAATCTAAATAATGACAAAATCTACACAATTTATACCAGAAGTTTTCATTGAACTTACAAACAATACATATCCTCATGGAACTGAGAATATTATTGCAGATAAGATGTTCAAACTTGGTTTATTCCCAGAAGGAATAGATATGGATGAACATGGTAATTACTTTTGTAAAATTGGTGAGTCAAGAACAATCTTTGCTTCTCACCTTGATACAGTGTCTAAAGTTCATGAACCTGTTACTCATGTACTTGATGGATTTATAATTAAAACAGATGGTACTACTACTTTAGGTGCAGATGATAAAGCAGGTGTTGCAATTCTTACTTGGATGATGAAAAATAAAATTCCAGGTTTATATTACTTTTTTATTGGTGAAGAGTGTGGTTGTATTGGTTCAAGTGCTGCTGCAAAGTCTGGTGACTTCAAAGATTATGATAGAATAATTTCATTTGATAGAAGAGCCACTACTTCAATTATTACACACCAATCTTGGTCAAGATGTTGTTCAGATGTATTTGCAGATGCATTTTGTGATGAATTAAATAAATCAGGTCTTTCTTATGTAAAAGATGATGGTGGAGTTTATACAGACTCTGCTGAGTTTGTTGATATTATTCCTGAATGTACAAATGTTTCTGTAGGATATTACAAAGAACACACTTTCAATGAAAGTCAAGATATAGAACACTTAGTTAAATTAGCAGATGCTTGTTTAAAAGTTGATTGGGAAAACTTACCAACTAAAAGAGATCCATTAGTTTATGAAGCTAAAGGTTATACAAAAACAAACTATGCAGGTGTTTATAGTGGTAGTAGATTTGATGAATGGGATGATGAAGAGGAAGACTGGCATGGTTCAAGAAGAAGTGTTGGAAGTTATCCAGCAACAGGTACTGGTTGGAGTAGAACTGGTGGTGTTACAAAAACAAGAGATTATAATTATTATGAAGATTGGTTAGATGAAGAAGATGAAGATGGTAATTATACACATTATACAGAAAGAAATGATTTATTAGCAGATGATTTCTTTGATAAACCAAAGAAAACAAGAAGAGGTAAGAAATCAAAAACTTATTTTGATAATGGTGGTAATCTAATTGAACTTGATAGTGAGTTTGGTGTAAAACATTATGATTGGATAATGACTAAGTTTTCAAGTAATAAACTTACACAAAAAGAACTTGAAATTGTTAGAGAACAATATTTAGATATGGAAAATGACTATGATAGATACTTCTATGAGAATTTAGTAGATGAACTATTAGGTGATGATAACTATCACTTTTTCACATAAAAAAAACCCATCTTATGATGGGTTTTTTAATTTATCTATTATATCAGATGATTTAATTGTTTCATCTGGTGCATTTTTTATTTCTGATTGACTAATGTTATGACTTACTTTATATTTTGTCTTAGAAAGCTTCTCTACTATCTTAACAGGTGTTATCATATCATTGTACCAGTATTCTATTAATACAATATCTCCAACATTAAAAAATGATTTAAACTCTAATATAAATTTCATATTCTATATATTAAATTTCAATACTATTTTTTAGGTTGATTTTCTTCCCAAGAATCAAATTCATCTTCAATCATCATTACTATTGGATTTCTTACAATATCTTTAGTTGTAAATTCCATAGTACCAATATTTGGCTTGCCTGCAAATATAGAAACAACTGTATCTAATGAAGACAACCTTTTATTTTTTATATCAATTTGTTTAGTGTCACCAGTAATAATCATTTTTGAATTATCACCAATTCTTGTTAAAGTACTTCTCATATTTTTAAGAGAGATATTCTGTGCCTCATCTACAATAATAATTGAGTTATCAATACTTCTACCTCTAATATAAGCAAGTGGTAAAACTTCAATTAATCCTTCATTTAACATAGCAGTTGTATTATCTTCACCAATTAATTTATAGAAATTATCTAAAAAAGAGATTGTAAAAGGAAACATTTTCTCTTTTAAATCTCCTTTTAAAAATCCAACATCCTCACCTTCAAGTACAGTAACACTTTTTACTAAGAGTATTTTTGTAAATCTCTTATCACTTTTTAAAAGTTTCAAAGCTTGAGCACATGCAAGATAAGTTTTTCCTGTTCCTGCAGGACCAGCACTTATAGTAATATCATTATTATTTATTAGGTTGACTAATTTTTTTTGAGAAGAATTCTTACATTTCAACTCAAATGATATTTTTTGAAGATTAAACTTAGGAACCTCAGGTTGTAAAATGGTTTTAGGTGCACTTACAACTTCATCATCCTTTTTAGAATACTTTTTCCCTCTCATAAATAGTTTTTCCTTTTATATATTCATTTAGTTTATTTCTCTGTTTATATTTATAGAGCTTATATTATTTAATATATAACTATGAAAAAAATTTTTTTGTTGTGAAGAAAACAGACGATTTAATTTATGATTTAATATTTTCAAAGGAAACTTACTTTTTAATTGATATTTCAGATTATATAGAAGACATATATCAATATGAAGATTTCATAATTAAACTTAGAGAAATATTAAAAAAATCAAAAGTTTATATTGTAAAGAATGAAGTCTTAGTTGACAGCAAAACAGTTATATGGGAATTAAAAGTAAGAAAGTAATTTATGTGGATATTTAACAAAGATTATAACAAATGGGTTATAACAGAGGATCAATTAACTAAAAGTAATTTTGATTACTTAAAACAAGAACTTGTATCTACAAGATACTACTCAAAGTGTCTTAGTGGTGCTACTTATCTACCAATCAATAGTGTAGATAATATCTATGATATTTTAGGTGAGTATGAACCAAGAAACTGGTATATAGATAGTTCAGGTTCTCAATATTCATATACTGCAATTCCACAAAATGCAAGTCCAATTAATGGAATAACTTCAAATGATTATTATACAAAATACTTATCTGAATATGGATTAACATTAAAGAACTTATTTACACCAGATAGATTAATAAAGGATTCTGTACATTATTTATATGTTGATATTGCAACAACTGAACAAATCAATCTAAATGCAAAATATACAAATCTTATTATTGATGGAGTTAAATTACTTAATGGTCATAGACTTTTAGTTAAAGACCAAATTTCAACTGAAACTTTAGCATTTGATGTAGATCCTAATACATACTTTAAAGGTAATTATACTTTAGTACAAGATTATGGTACTACAATAGAATATAACTATTATAATTCAGAAAATGGAATATATTTATTTAATAATGGTTATTTAACAAAGACTGATGACTTATCATTATATGAAGATTGTATTAGATATAGTGTATCAATTAAATTAGGTACTATAAATACACAAAGACAATTTCATTTAAGTAGGTTGTTAAGTGGATATTATCCAACATCATCTTTAAATGAACCTGTTGAGTTTACTGAAAAACATAACTGGTTACTAAGAAATAAAGTAGATTATAATAATTTATTTGAAATAAACTATTATGATGTACTAAAACATGGTTCACAAACTTATAGTATTAATTCAACTACTTATAGTATTCCTGAGAGAACTATTGCAATTGGTGAATTTGGTATTATATTAAATACTCAAGGTGGTATCTCAAATATAATTCCTAATAAATATAAAGTTAATTTAAGAAGTATTACACAAACTGATTTATATTACTGGGTTTGTGGTGATGATGGGACTTTACTAAAAATTAGAAAACATGATTTTATCATAAAGAAGATTAATGTTAATATAACAAAGAATTTTAAATCAGTATCTTTTTATAATAACTTAAAAGGTGTTGTAGTTGGAGACTTAAATACAATATTAATCACAAATGATGGTGGTGAAAACTGGCATAGTATAATAGTAGATGATTTTGAATCTTACTACTATAATAAAGCTCTTTTCCAAATGCAAGACAAAATTTATATTGTTGGTAATACCGGTGTATTTATTGAATTGGAAGAAGATATTTCAGGATGGTCTGCTTATAAAAGAAGAATTTCAAGATTTATAGATGATTATGAAGAATATTTATTAGTTGATAATATCAATGATATTATTTATACTAATATTTCTTGGGGATTAACTTATAGTTTTTCAACAGAATCAATAGTAAATAATAAAGAATTATTGTTATTAGTTACTAATGATGGTAAAATAATTGCAAATGACTTAAAATCAACTACTAAGTTTGACTTTCTTTATTTAGATTTTTCTATTAAATATGACAACATAACTAATATTATTCAACAAGGAACATCAAGTAATTTTTATTTCTCTGGTGATAATGGTATACTTAGTTTTAATTTAAACAATTTTGAAATAATTGGAGTTAATAATGATTATTCAAATACAATATTATTCAATAATATTGCACAAAACTATTCAGAATTATCTGTAAATAATTTATCTGACTATAATAATGAATTACTTATATGTGGTAATACTTCATTATTAAAATCTGCTACTTATAGTAATCCATTAAATTTTACTTTGTTAGATGATACTTTTGAATCAAGATTAAAATCTAAAATGTTATTTGTGGATTATGATGTTGCAAGTAAATTAAACTTCTTTACTGATGCAGGTGATTATAGATTACCAAACTCAACATCATTTAATTTAATCACATCATCAGATGATATTACTTACTCAAATAATAATCCTTATACTATAAATCCTAATTCTAGTGGTTCAATAGTATCTACTATAAATGTTGATAATGAAAGTGTTAATCCTAATAATATTGAGGTTATACTTAATTTATCTAATCCTGTAGGAATAACTAATCTATTGGTTAATCTAAGATCACCTAATGGTCATGTAATAAACTTAAAAAGAGTCAATTCTGGAACTGGAACAACACTTACAAATGTAAAATTTTCAACATCAACTGAATATAATTACTTTAGAAATTCCTTAACACCTTACACTAATCATACATATCAAATGGATAAAATAATACCATTTAATTCATTCTTGTCATTTACTCCAATTTTAGATGAGGTTGATAATTTTGGATATATTGCAAATAGTAATACTCTATCAGAATTATTAAATACCAATCTTAGTTTTACTGGTAATTGGGATTTATATATTGAATGGACAGGAATGGAAATATTTGGTAGACCTATTATTCCAATTAGCTATCCAAATGGAACCTTATTAAGTTGGGATTTAACATTTGTTTACTCAAGAATAGATGAGATAGATTTGAATTGTTTATCATTTACACCTTTGGTTTATGGACCAACTGCACCAAGTTTTATGACACAATCAGAAACTAATTGGTTAACATATTGGAAAGATAGACAAAAAACATTTGAGTATTATTCTGATACACCTTTAGATGAAAGTACTAAAGTTGAAATATCAACAGATTTTTGTAAATTTACAACATCTTCTATTAAAGATGTATATAGTATAACCAATGAATTAGGTGATATATCAAGGTTAGCACCTTCATTATTAGATACAACACAAAGTAGATTTAATGGTTATGGTCTTACTGCAATATCAGGACCTAATCAATTATATGATGTTTATTTTTATGATTATTTAATGATAGTTAGAGTTAGTAGTAGTTTTCCTGTTAGTGTAGGTGATGTTCTACAATTAAATAGTTCTGTTGTAGATAGTCAGTTTATAGTTAATAAAATTGAGATTATAACTAATTTTACACATTTAGATCCAGTTTTAAGAGCTGCAAATAGAACAAGTAAGTATCTTTATATGTATATGGATTTTAATGATAATATCATTACTGAGTTAATGAGAACTCAAAATCCTATTACTATTACTAACTTAAACAAATTTCAAAATATAGACCAGTTAGAAGAAAGGTTTAATATACATCCAATTTCACATGGGTATGAATTAACATATAGTGATTCAACTATTACAATTGATAGTAAGTTTAATAATATAACATCTTATTATAATTTAGCCACTCAAGTAATTGTAGATGGATTTAATGATGTAAGTGTTCCTATTACTATAACAAAAGAAATGATATATACTGATGGTTTCCTAAAATTTGGATATACACCAACTTATAATTTATTGGATTATTTAGAAGGTTTAAATGATAATACAAATTTAGCAACTGCAAAATTTACAGCTGATAAAGAATACTATGCAATGCCACACTATAAAGCTATTCCACTACAAGGATCTCTTAGTGCAAATTCATCAGGTATTTATTTTAATTATAATGGTATTTCATATGGTCCAAGTAGTTCAAGTACAAAAACAAGTAATATATTACAATTTGGTATAGATTTGAAATTAGAATGGCAAAGTATATTTATAAACACATTTGTTGATATAATAATGTACACTGACAGTGATTACTACAATCCTAATATTAATACAACCTATAGTACAGAAAGACTATTAGTAATGAAAAAATATTACAATAGTGCTGATAATACTTATGATATTGAATTTGGAAAAAGTATAAAACTCCCACTTGGTAATTCAAATTTACATTTTGTTGATATTTTATCAAGAAGAACATTATTACAAATAAGTGATGACTTACAAGAATTAAATAATATACAAAGACCTAGATTTAACAATAGAGTTATTGATAATAGTGATATTAATGATCATGGTTATGATAATAACTTTTATAATTATGACAGAACAACAAATTATAAAATATCAACCGATTCTTATACTAAGATTTTATTATCTGATGTAGATACAATTAAGGAATTATCTGCAATTATCTATACTGATTATAAGAATGAGTTAGCAATGAACATAACAAGACTTGCTAGAGAATATAATATTAAAATAACTGACACAGATTCATATAATGGTAAATTACTTATTATATGTGGTGAAAAACATGAACTTAAAAATGATGATGGTGTAGTATTTGAATTTAATGGAGGAACATATTCATCTGAAATATTAAATCAACAATATTTTGGTTATCATACAATTAATGTAGTTGATGATTATAAAGTATGGGTAGATATTAATTATATTAATAATACTATTGTTAATGATATTGGATATTTGAAATATACTAAAAGCGATCCTTTCTTTAATTATCAACCAGTTGATATAATTGATGTTGGTGTGAATAAGAAAGGAAAAATTGCAATTGAGTTAAGTATTGATAATTTAAAACTAACTAATGATGTTTATAGTTTAGTAAATGTTGATTATAACAAATATAGATTTAGATTAATTGATGGTTTAAATATAGAGACTTTATCTCTTAAATATCCTTGGATGTTAGAAGCAGAAGTTTCTGGAGCATTGATAGGTCTTGATACAAATGGTTTAGTTTGGTATAAAGGTTATTGGGAATGTGGTAGATGGTTTGGTGGTACTTGGATATCTGGTACTTGGAAGTCAGGTGATTGGTATGCAGGTACTTGGAATTCTAAAAGGATTACTGATAACTTAATATCTGTTGAAGTTGATAATAGTGTATCAGACACAATACAATCAACTTGGTTTGGTGGTAGATGGTATGATGGTACTTGGAATAATGGAACTTGGGTAGATGGTAGATGGTATGGTGGTACTTGGAATAGTGGTGAGTGGTACAAAGGTATATGGAATGATGGTACTTGGAATACAGGTATTATGTCGGGTGGTGTATGGGTAACTGGTACTTGGAATGGTGGTGTTTTTAACTGTGATAATGATCCTGCATTTTGGATTGATGGTAAATGGAATGGTGGAGACTTTGAGAATGGTATCTGGTATAATGGTATCTTTGAAGAAAAGAACTCACTTGCAAGATTTGGTACAAAGGCTTATAATAGTAGAACTGCAAACTGGAGAGCAGGTAAATGGTTAAGTGGAAGTTTCTACTCAAGAATGATAACTGATAATAGTGGACTTTCTGTAGTTTCAACATCTCATAAATACTCAATTTGGAAAACAGGTACTTGGTATACTGGTGATTGGTATGGTGGTATTGCATATCATATGGATTTTCAATCAGGAAATTGGTATGGTGGTATATTAGAAGATATACAGATTATTGGAATTTCTTCTGACTATATAACATTAAATGGTGAGTTCAACTTCAAATTGGGAGATGATATAAATATTTTGAATACATTAGGTTCCACATCAAGTATTCCAGGTAAATATAAAGTTATATCAAGTGATGTAGATACTATTAATAAGAAAACTAAACTTACTATTAATATTACTCCAAATTATACTACTAATTCTGATACTGAAACAGGATTAAGAGTTGTTAGTAGATTTAGAGGTGCAAATTGGAAATCAGGTATCTGGACAAATGGTATCTATGAAAGTGGATTATGGGAAGGTGGTATCTGGTACAATGGAATCTTTAAAGATGGTGCAAATTGGATGTAAAAAATTAATATATAGAATATGATAAAAAGATATACACAATTTGTAAATGAGGCAGAAGATGCCAATATTGATGAGACACCAGGTGTTAAATCATTAGATTCAAGTAAGTTTACTGAACTTAAAGAAGAAGTTAAAAAGATGATTGATAATACAATTTCTAAAAGTGGTGGTGAGTTTGCTTCTTTTGTTGAATCATTAGAGAAAAATCCAGAAGATGTTAAAGTTGAAGGGTTTATAAATGATGCTGATGTATATGACTTTTATCTTAAATATAGAAATGATATAGATGAGGTTCTTAATGGAGTTAAGTTTTATGACCAAGCACCTGTAGATTCAAATGCATATGGACTTTATGAATATACAATAAAGGGTACAGAGAAAGCATTTATGGAAATTGTGAAGTTAATATGATAGTTAAAAAGTATTGGACATTTGAGAAATGTAAAGAAGAAGCATTAAAATTTAATAGTAGAACCGAATTTCAAAATAATTCACCATCTGCTTGGGGTAAGTGTAGAAAGAATAATTGGTTAGATGAGGTTTGTTCTCATATGATAGAATTACGTAAACCTAAGGGATATTGGACATTTGAGAAATGTAAAGAAGAAGCATTAAAATTTAATAGTAGATTAGAATTTAAACTTAATTCATCATCTATTTGGGGAATATGTAGAAAGAATAATTGGTTAGATGAGGTTTGTAGTCATATGAAATTAATAGGTAATAAATATAAAAGATGTATATACTCTTATGAATTTTTGGATAATTCTGTTTATGTTGGATTAACAAAAAATTTAGATAAAAGAAACCAAGAACACATTAATAATAAAAATTCTATAATTAGTAAAAAAATATTAAAAAGTATTAATTATAGTTTTAAACAATTAACTGAGTATATTGATATTGAAGATGCATCAAACATGGAGAAATATTATGTTGATTTCTATAAAAATAATAATTTTAAGATATTAAATAAAAAAAAAGCTGGTGGTTTAGGTGGTAATTTTTTAAAATGGACAGAAGAAAATAGTAAGAAAGAGGCATTGAAATATACTAGTAAGAAAGAGTTCAAATTAAAATCTCCTGGAGCTTATGAGTTGTGTAGAAAGAATAACTATTTAGATGAGGTTTGTCAACATATGAAAAAATGGACATTTGAAAAGTGTAAACAACTATCATTAGAATGTAGTAGTAGAAATGAATTTAAAAATAAATTTATTATGGCATACAGAAATTCTAATAAAAATGGATGGATGGATTATTTCTATCCAAAAACTAAAGTTAAATAATAAAATATCCTCATTAGAGGATATTTTTATTTTTATATATACATTAAAATATATGTAAATTATGTCTTGTCCCTTGTATAAATCACTAAAAACTAACGGTACTTCTTTCTATGCATTTCCAAGTGCAGCAGAAGATATATCAGCAGCATATCAGAACTCAAACTATAAAATGTATTTTTCTAAATATGTTTTACTTAACTTACCTAAACAAAACTTAAACACAGGATCAGGAACTGCCTCAAAACCAGTTTACTTTGACTTTGATAGTGATTTTAAAAAATCAGTTACTGCAACATTACCTGCCAATTTCAAAGACCAAATAATTGAGTCTTTAAGAAACTATGTTGCTAACCAGGAAATTGTTATAAGAGAATCAAGATTGAATAATACTAACTATTATTATGATAATAATGCACTTGAAACTACAACAGAGAAGATTTTCTACAAATGGGCAAAAAAATTAAATCTAATTGACTTTGAACCTGCAATTCCAGATGATGAGTATTTCAGTTCAATTGCAGAGTTTCAATCTGCAAACATTAATGATCCTGAATACTTTCCTGAATATCTATGGAAAGAAAGAGAATTAACTGCTTGGGACACACCTACATTTAGAAATGATGGTAATAACTTGTTACAAATAGAATTTAATGGAACTACAAACTTTAGAGTTGGTGATATTGTTAATATTTATAATATATCCAATTCAAGTATTAGTGGTGAAATAGGTAAAGATATTAATGTAAAGGTTACTGCAGTTATACCACCAGATGGTACTTTAGGACAATTGGTTACATTCAATGTAGAATATCTTTCTGATACTCAAACTGAAACTTCTGGTAAGGCTAAATTAGTTTATAATAGATTAGTTCAATATATTGGTGAGGTAAATGGTATTAGTAATGTTCAAGAAGCAAATCGTTCTTATACAGAAGTTTATGCACATATTCCTGATCATACTGGTCAAACACCTGATATTCTATTTAGAACAATGCAAGATGTTAATTATAAACCAAACTTATCATTTCCTATAATAGCATCACAATATCAAGCTGAGATTATGGGAGCTGGTGAAAATCAAGGTTTTAGTTCACCAATTGTTAGTTCACCATTAAATTATCCAGGTTCTTACTTAGGACAATTTGATACATTAGATTGGACTTATGAAACTGCAGGTGGTGATTCAATAAGAAGAAGTGGTTCATATTATGGTGTTTCTGGTGATACAAATACACCAGTTGTACATGGTAATACTATTGATGGTATTACAATGGATTTTAATTCAGCTCACTATGTTAAAATGAATATATTGGGTAGAAACTTAACTAACTTTGACCAATTTAATGCACTTACTGTTAATAATTTACCACCATCAGATTTTGAGTTTAATGCAATATTATGGTATTATACTGTTGAAGATTCTGCAGGTAATCAAAAATCTAACTTATATGGTATTTCTTTCTTAGATAACCCAGATAATAATGTTATTGAAGAAGAAAGAGGATTAAGATTTCCAAGTTATAAAAAGTTTGTAACTAATGGTAATCAAGATGGTACATCATTTGCATTTAGTTTAAACTTAAACTTTAATATAATTAATGAGAATCCAGTTGATAGTTATAATCCTGAGGCAATTAATTCAATGTTTAGTATGAACTTATTTAATAAGTCAATGAGTAGATTATCTTCAACTAATGATAGTTTCTTAAATCTAATTGCAGAACAAGGAACTATAAGAGATGAAATAACTGCAATGAAAGGATTAATATACACTCAAACCGATTTAGCAACAATAAACTCAAAGATACAAAATTTAGAGAATTTATTAAGATTATATTCAACTAATCAACTTGTATCAACTGATACAATTGATGTTAGTACTGTAACTGGTACACCACCAACAATTAGATTAAATACAGTAAATACTACTTATGAAAGAGTCTATGTTTATAATGCAACTGATATGTATAATAATCAAGGTGTTATAACTGCAAATCTATCAGTTCCTAATAATAGAGATTTCTTAGTTAACTTTACTAATAATGATGAGGTTGAAATTTCATTAACCGCAAGTAATTTAACATTTTTATTAGATAAAGATTTATATTATAGACAATCAGTTGATTTTGTAATTGATGGTGGTCAATATGCTTCACAAAATAAGAAGTTAGATATTTATATGAATAGTGATATTTCAAATACTACTACACAGAATACAGAAGTTCTTATTGTAGGTGCAATAGACTTACCTGTTTATTACAATACTATTTCACAAAGTCCTAACTCAGCTTACTTATGGAAAGAATTCAAGTTTAACATTGATTTTACAAAAAAAATAACTTTAGAATACGGTAGTAAACTTAGAGTTTATTTTGATATGGATTCTAATATTGTATCTAATTCTATAAAAGTAGGAGATGTACTAACACTAAATAACTTATTTGTTGGTACTGCATCAGTTTATGATTATTCTGGCCAATATCCAGTTATTGCAAATACTTCTTTTGTTGAATTTGATATTTCATCAAATAGTAGTTTAGTTAACTATGCAGCAGGTATAAATACATATCCTATTGTGCTACATGGTACTCAGTCATCTTTATTATCTAATATACCTTACTTCTCTTTGAATAAAGGTAAGAAGATTAGACTAACAAGAGTTTCAGATTCAACTATTCTTAAAGAAAGATATTCAGTAAATGTTCTTGATTTGTAATAAATAGTTTTTACTTTTTAATATATACATTAAAATTAATTATTAATTATGGGATGTGGAACAATATTTGGTAGTGGAGCACAATATATTAAAGTAAATGGTGGTGATTTCATTGCAATTGATGGTGCTAATATAGTAGATAGACTTACAGTATCAGATTTAAGAATGCCCTACAAACAACTTCTTAAAAGTAGAATTTTACTTAAAGCAGGTCAAACAAATTACTTACTAAATCACTTAGGTTTAGGAGATAATGCAACTTTTTTGGCAATAAAAGCTCTTTATAATAGTGCTTCTGTTATAGAAGAGGATAATTATATTACTTGGAGTTTTTATGATGATTTAACAAAAACTTATCCAATGGCACAAATGATGTGTTTAACTGGTAATTCTACAAATAGAATTAAACAATTATACTTAACAAATCCAAATACAAAATATGCAGTAACTTTAGAAGTAATGGTTGGTGTTATAGATGATAGTTATACTTTCTTTAATGATTCTGTTAATCAATCAAGTACATCATTTGTAGGTTTAAACTATACTGATATACAAACACATAAAATAGGTGAAACTATTAAAATAATGGATAAAGGAACTCCTTCAAGACCATTAATCTATTTAGATATTGTTAATATAGAAACAATTGAAAAAACAGGAAATTTATTAATTATTGATGATGCAAGTTATGGTACAATATTCTTACAATTCTTAACTGAATATGATGCATATCAAGCACACTCACTTTTAAATTATATTATTGAAAATCCAAATATTGATATTGCCACACAATTTGGTGATAATCAGGATCCAGTATTAACTTTCTATAGTAGAGTTGGTGGTGATGGTGATTATATTACATTTAATGGATTAACTGCTGGAGTTCCTTATTCTACTACAGATGGTTTAACATTCTCTACTTCAATAAATTTAGTAACTTATGGAGTTAGTGGAATTATTGATAAACCTCTATTAATAGACTTATTAGTTGATACAATTACTGATAATAGAGAAGGAACTATGTCAATGCAACCATCCAACATAATTATACATAATACAACTGCATCAGAGTTATCTTTAATTTCAATGACTGGAACTTATTCAGTAACATTTAATTTCTCAGATATAGCACATAATTTATTGGATGGGGTTAATGTAAGTATAACAGTAAATTAAAAATAATTATTGATGAATGAGTTATAGTTATGATAAGTTTTTAAGACCTCTTACAGAATCTGATGTTACAATAAAAATATTAGATAATACAAATGATATTAAATATACAATTGATCCATTTGTAATTGTTAGTGTTTCTATAAGTAATAATGTGTTAAAAATAACATTAAAATCTAAATCTATTTTAATAGACTTTTCATCTATAAATGAAGCTAAATTGGCATTAATCAGAATACAAGACCAAATAGATACTTTAGTACAAAAAGTTCCTAATCTAATTGATAAACAAACTAAAAACTACATAATAGATTATGTAGAATCTAGATTTACAGATGTCATAACTGATATTATACCATCTCAAGATAGTATATACAATTTAGGAACAAGTGCATCACAATGGAAAAGTTTACATGTTTCTGGTCAAACAATTTACATTGGTGGTGTTCCATTATCAACAGATGGTGAGTCATTGGTTGTTGGTAGTATTAATTTAGGAACAGATGAATCACCTTTAATACTATCAGCTAATCAAGATAATCTATTAATAAATGGGACTGTATCAAGTACAGGTTCGGGTATTCAAGGTCCAACTGGACCTCAGGGTGCAACAGGTACCACAGGAAGTCCAGGTATTCAAGGACCTACAGGTGCCACAGGAAGTCCTGGTATTCAAGGACCTACAGGTGCTACTGGTTCAGATGGTATTCAAGGTGCTCAAGGACCAACTGGTGCCACTGGAATAGGTATTCAAGGTACTACAGGTACTACAGGTGCACAAGGACCTCAAGGAATTCAAGGACCTCAAGGAATTCAAGGACCTGTAGGTGCAACAGGACCTGTAGGACCTGTAGGACCTGTAGGACCTGCAGGCACATCAGAAGTTACTACAACATCATATAAAACAGGCACATTAGAACCTTTAGTAGAGAGTACATTAGTAGAATTATTGGGTTCAGTAATTTATGACAATGAAGTTGTATTTAGTAAATATAGATTAAAGGGTCATGCTACATTTAATGGTTCATCTGATACATATGCATTATTAATTGGTGTTGTTTCACTTCAAGATTTTGGAAATGTAATAAATAGTAGTAACTCATCAACTATTGTTGCACAAGATGTCAATATATTTGTAAATACATTGACACCATTTACAGTAAATGGATTGGTTAAAGGAAAGACTACTGGTGATACTATAACATTAACAAAAGCATTCTTTATATTAGACAATACTATTGCTACTAGTGAAGATTATTTTATAACATTATTTGCACAATCAACAGATGACTTTTATGGATATGTTAATATTGATATAGAATTATTAATTACAAATGGAGTATCTATTGTATATTCAAATTAAAAAAATATTATAAAAAATGGCTGAAAATTTAACTTTAACTATAATAACTCAATACTTTGGTGAGGGAATAGTTAATTCAATACGAACTAAATTAAACTTTTATAAAGGTATTACATATCCATTAGAAATTTGTTTATCTACTGAATATAGTGAAGGAACACTATTAGGTACTCTAACTTTTGTAATAATAGATGAAAATGGATATCCAACATATAGTGGTGATGTTATCTCAGATAAAAAAGATAATTATTCTGCAGAATTAGTATTTATATTAAAAAATCCTGGAAACTGGCATTTTACAATTACACCTAAAAGTGCAGGTATTGGATTTTCATTTGATAGTTTATCTACTGATTCTTTTGATCCTACAACTATTTTGTATGATAGTATAACAGCACCTACATCAGGAGCTTGTCCAATATAAAAAAGTAATCATATAATTTAATATATACAATATGATAAAAAAATATTTAGAATTCATCAAAGAAGACAAAGAAGATTTCAACTCAATAGGAGAGTGGGTTGAATCTTTTTATTCTGATGAATATGTTAAAAACATAGTTAATAGATTTTTAGGTGAAATAACACCTGATATTAAACTATCAAATGCAATTAACTTATTGGATCCAAAAGAACAAGCTGATATTAAAAAACAGATTGAAGACTATCAACAAAATGGTTTACAAGAACATCCAGAAGCTAAGGTTTCAGCATCTACAGAAGTAGAAGACCTTTTAGAGTCAGAAATCACATTAGCTGGAAAAGGTATATTTAATTCATTTTTGAAAGTATTAACTGCCTTAGGACAGAAGAATGGACAACCAACATTAGATAAGTCACCTGATGAGTTTTTGTTGTTCTATCACTATCCAAAATTGATTTCTGATGATGTTAAGACAATATTTAGTAGATTCAAATCTTTATCTAAATATGTAGAGATGATTGACTATGCAAAAAATGAAGTTGATTTATACTTTGGTATCAAATGTGATGGTAAGTTTGAATATGGTATATCTTATGAAGAATCTATTCCTATTGGTCAATTCAAATTATCACAATCTGTTATTAAATGGATTGTTCAATTAGATTTAAAATCTGCAGCTTCTTTGAAAAAAGAATTAGTTAATTTATCATATCAAGATATTCTTTTATTAGGTAAAATTAAAACTGATATGAAAGATTTTACACCAGGTTATCATGAACAAAGGTCAAAACCTACATTAGTAGATAAAGTTTTATCATTTGGTTATTATGGTATTGGTAAATGGGATAATGGTAAATTAGATGAAGGAGAGTTATTTAATATAAAAGGTAACTTTAGTAACTGGATATTAAGTAAAAAGTGGTCTGATAAAGTTTTAATAAGTGTTAAAGCACAATCATTCTGGTTAAATATACATATAAAATTGAAATAATGAGAAAGTTTACAGAAAGTTTATCAAATGATATATTTGAAGATGAAGATAAATTAAAGTTTTTATTAACTGAGTTTGGTGATTATAACCTTACTTATACAATAAATTATCATTTACAAAGACATTGGAATTTAGAAGATGAAACTGGTGAATTATATGCAGTTAGAACATCTGATAAAAGTTTTGATGATTTATATCAACAACATGAAGATAGAACTGCTGCTGGTAATATTAGAGATGCAAGAGGTTATTATAAAGCTTATATAATAAAATTTAAAGAAACATATACTATATTAACATCTGACCAACAAAGAAATGGTAGAGCATTTGGAATACCAACTCCTAAGACTTATGGATTTATGGAGGTTGCACAAGATGTTCAACATAAAGTAGAACAATTAGGACACACATTTGCACTTGCTATGAGAGATAGTGAGTTTGATATAATGATATTACAAGGAAAACATAAATAAATAACTATGAAATACATAAAAACTTTTGAAGACATCAGTGATGAAGAAAACTTTAATCCAATATTAGGATTTGATGACAAAGATGATACAGAACAAGAAAAATCTACAGGTCAATTTGACTTAGACTTAGCAATCACAAGAGTAAAAGAAGAATATTCTGATGATGAAGTTGCTTCTAGATATGATGACGAAATGATGAACTGGGTAGATTCTGATTGGGAAGAAGATGGAGATTATGACTCAGAATATGATTGGTATATTGACCACAATAATGGTGAAGCACAAGATGTTGTGATTGGTGAAATGATTGATTGGTATAAAAAAACTTATGATAAAGATATAAGTGATGATGATTATTCAGATTTATTTGATGAAATAAAATCAGAATATGGTTTATAAACATATTATAAAGTTTTCTATATAAAATAGAAAACTTTTTTTATGAAAAATACAAGCAAAGAAGAAACATTAAAGAAATGGGATTCTGTACTTAGTGGTATGGGAATGTCAGAAGAAAAAAAAGAGTGGATGTCACAATATGCAGAACTACATACCACTAATGAAATAGTTACTGCACCTGATAGTATAATAACTTCACAACCTACAGATAATAATATTTTATTTCCTATAGCAAAAAGAATATTTGCACAAACAATAGGACAAGATTTAGTTTCAGTTCAACCAATGGGTGGTGGTAATTCTGGTGATGAAATGAAGAAAATCAAGCAAGAAGTAAAAATAGAGAATAGGGATAGAAAAATTGATGCTCTTGTTGAAGGTAAAGATTTCAATGAAATGAAACCTGAGGATCATCCTGATTATAAAGAATCTAAAGGTCCAAGTGGTCACCTATTCTATTTAGATTATACTTATGGTTCAACAAATTCAACTACAATATAATGTCAGTTTATAAATCACCTGGTGTCTATACAACTTATACTGATGAAACATATATCAGAATACCTAAGAATAATTTACGTAAAATTAAAATAAGAAGAATATTAGGTTTACCACCTAAGAATGAACCTATATTTATAAGTCCTGGAGTTTATACACATGAAAAAGATTAGTATATTATTTTTATTGATAACAACATTTGTTTACTCTCAACAAAAGGTTGTTTATTATAACTATGGATATGGTTATGATGGTATGGAAAAGATTGGAAGAGTTGCAGATTCAACATTAGTTTACTCAAATTTTCAAGCAAGACCTCAAATAAGGGCAGAAGTTGCAGATTCTGTTTTAAAAAAATATAAAAAATTAAAAGAAGGACCACTTGTTATAAATGTTAAATCTGGTAAAGTAATTGGTAGATTAAAATTAATAAGACAAGAAAGATTGATATTAGTTAATTATTATTATGATAGAATTGAGTACACAAATGGGTTAGTTGAGATATATAAAAAACCTATTAAAAAACCATAAAGAGGTTCATGAGGTACTAATATATACCTTATGATAAATATCTATTTGGTGTGTGCAGAAATTAATGGTGAGAAATTACATAAGATAGGATATACAAAAAGAAGTATAGAAGAAAGAATTAAAGAGTTTAGAACTGGTAATGCATCAGACTTTTATATTATAGATTCTTTTAGGTCACAATGGGGTACAAAAATTGAATCCAGTTTACATAGAGCATTTAAGTCTAAGAAAGTAAGAGGTGAATGGTTTAATTTAACTGATGAAGATTTATTATCATTTCAAGAAAGATGTCAGATATTACATGACAATTTTGAATTGATTTCAAACAATAATACATACTACTTAGATAGAGGTAGTTTTTAAAAAATAAAATAAAAAGATGGATTTAAAAGAACATTCAATTAGACAATATATGTCTAATGTAGATTTCAAAAATGATGATTGGAAAATATCAAAGATATTAGAAGATATGCGTAAATTCTTAGGTGAAGAACCTTCAATAGATGTTGTTTATAAAAAAGATGTTATGATTAATGAAGTAACTGGTATGGCAAAAGAATTTGTTGATGTTGACAAAATTCAAATTGTATTTACTGGAACTGATAACAGATTTCACAAAATTGAATTTGTTGTTGGAGAAAAAATATAATTATATATGAAAATAGAAGATTACTATTTAGACCTTGATAAAGTATCAAGTCTAAAGACAGAAGATGAAAGACAAAATATACATAACTATTATAGAGATATTATGTATGCAGTAACAGACAATATGCAAGAAAGAGTAAAAAGTATGATGAATACTTTAATTAAAGCAGGTTACTTGAAAAATGTAACACAGGAAGAAAGAGCAGAAAAAATTGAAACTATTTTAGGATAATGAAATTTGATATAATTGAATACTTAGGTAAAATTGAAGATGGTGTATTAGTAATTCTATCATTGAATCATGAAGATGAATACTATGAATCAACCTTTTATTATAAGAATCAATTTGTAACATTAACAGTAGA